GAAATATTTCTATTAAACAAAAAAGTGTAATCACCATTTACCATTCTATTAGTGAAAGTTTTATTTGCAAAGTCTAAATTTTTATCATTAAAGAAATCGTTGGATTCCATGGGAGTGAATTTGTAACTACTGGACGCCATAGAAGAAGGTTCCTGCTGTGGCTAAATCCATAAGTTGACCTGAAACTGTTTGAGTTAACTTTATTAATGGAGATGTAGTTCTAAGAGGACTAACTCCATAGACTCTTAATCTGCCAAATCGATAATCTCTGTAATAAACATCCAAAGGACTAACTGAATCTGTAGGATTAAGTGGAATATACTGAAAAGGAAAATTAATTGGAACCATGAAATTGATCTCATTTGAAGTTTTAGGGGTTAATGGGTAACACTTAAACTGGAAAGATGTATAAGAATTAATGGTCTGACCCCAAATTCTTTCAATGTAATCGTTGGAAGGGCTTGGATCCCAAAAAATATTTGCATATCCCTGGAAAAAAGCATTGTTAGTTGGTTTTATTGATAAGAAAAGTTGTGAAGTCTGAGCAAAATTCATAAATTTTCTGGTTATTGGCATCAATGTTCTAAGCATAGCAATATCAATTTGATAACTGTAAATTTCTGCTTCTCCTGCTGATATAGTCCAATCAAAAGTATTTAGAATTTTATTTTTCTGAGATAATTTAGTAAAATCTAATTGCTCTATTGAAAAATTTGAAACATTTCTGGTAAAAGGAATTAAATCAACGGAATCCATTATGGATGGAGGTTTAACTTCCATCTCTTGGGTGGGTAAACTTACTTTAATCGTAGGGTTCATGAGAGGATTTGTTTCTGTTTGTGACATTACATTTAAACAAAGTGGAATCTGGAATATTAACTTTTAAATAAATATTTATAGGAATTTGAAACAAAAATTTGAAACTCGTCTTCGCACTGAAAACACTACTGAAACCTCAAATCTAGGGTGCTATGCAAAATGTAAACATCTGCATAACATCCATCCTCGATAAGAGGAAAGCG